ATGGCGCAAAGCCTACACTGCCGACAGAATTGTAGAACCGCCACTGGCACAGCCAAAGCCTGCCCAGTCTAAACCGGCAACATCTGCCGAGCCGGTGCTCGACTACAAAGAAGCACGCACCCAAAAGCTCGCGAAGGAAATCGAGCGCTTGTCCATCATCATCGGCCGCGAAAAGGGCGAGTTGGTGCCCGCGGTGGAGATGCGCGAAACCGCCACCCGCGTTGTCTCTGTCTGGTGCTCCGAACTGGACGCGCTAGTTGGCGACCTGCCGGGGCAGTTGGCAGGACTGACCGAGGCCGAGATTCAGCCAAAGCTGCGAAGCCGGATTGAGTTGCTCAAAGCCAACGCACGGGAGGGCTTTTCCAATCTGTGAACCCGATTGCTGAAGGCTCCTGCATCGGGATCCGACTCGCCTACACCGGCGACCCGCTGGACTGGCTCGAGGCCAACGTGCGCTTCCCGGACTCGTCCCGCTCCACGCATTTTGACCGGCAGACCGCGCCGTGGTGGAACGCGGTGTTTGCTGATTTTGCCGACCCCTCTTGTCGCCAGACGTTCGTCCAAGCATGCACCGGCGCAGGCAAGAGCACCGCACTGGAGGCACTAATGTGCTGGGCAGTGGCTCAACAGCCTGGGCCAATGCTTTCCATTACCCAGACCGACGCGACCTCGGCCGAGTGGATGGCAACCAGGCTGATGCCGGTGCTCAACGCGTGCGAGCCGCTACGGGGACTGATGCCGACGAACCGCCACCATACCAAAAAGGACGGGATCTACTTTGCTCACATGCCGCTCATGCTTGGGGGCGCAAACACGTCCAACGCGCAAGAAAAGTCCGTGCAGGTGCTGTTTTTGGATGAGTGCTGGCAGTATAGCGACCTTATCACTCAGTTTAAGAAGCGACTTCACGACCGCTGGAACGGCTACGCGCTGCTGACCAGCCAGAGCTTTGAAGAGCCGCACCAACTGACCGAAGAGTGGCGCTCAGGCGAAGAGTTCCAGTGGTGCCACTCCTGCCCAGGGTGCAGTGAATGGGTCAAGCCCGCCTGGGTGGATATTAAGTACGAGGAGTGCAAAAACGAGAATGGCGAGTGGAACTGGGGCGCGCTTGTCAAAACTGTCCGGCATGAATGTCCGCACTGCGGGCACATCACACCAGACACAACGGCAGCACGCCGGGGGCTGACTCAGCGCAGCGAGTGGCGCAGCGAGGGCAATGACCACGTCGAAGGCTACCGCTCCCGCCGCGTCTCGGCTCAATCGGTCTACTGGATTAGATGGGCCGACCTTGTCATCCAATGGTGCCAGGCTTCCGACGCTCGACACCTCGGGGTTCTCCAGCCGACCAAAGACTTCCGCATGCAGCGGCTCGCGGAACCTTGGAAGCAGGAAGAGGAACTGCCAGCGCTCGAACTGGAAGCGTCCGAGTATTTCGTCAACGAATGGCAGGACGGGCGCCCGATGTTAGACGAGGCCGCTCGTGTTTTCACGGTGGACTGCCAGCAGGACCACTATTGGGGGATTGTGCGCGTTTGGCTCAAAGATGGGCACAGCCGCCTACTGTGGGCGGGGAAAATTCTGACGGTGGACCAGCTCCGCGAGATCCAGACTCGGCTCAAAGTGCCCGACAAGCGCACCCTGCTGGACGCGGGAAACAGCTTTCACGGGCGCATATACGACACCTGCGCACGCTATGGGTGGACGGCGCTAATCGGACGCGCAGAGGACCAGTTCACGGTGCGGGGGCCAGATGGCAAACCCATCCGTCGGTATTACTCAGCGCCGGATCGGGTGGTGGCTCCTACATACAAGGATGCAAACGGCAAGCGGGTCTTTGTCACTTTCTTCTATTGGTCGAGCGACCCGATCAAAGACATCCTCGCCAACCTGCGCAACACGGGGTCACCAGTCTGGGAGTTCCCGCAGGACGCGCCCCCGGAATACGTGCGGCACCTCAACAGTGAGCGCAAGCGGGCCACTGTGGACAAACGGACCAAGAAGACCCGCCTGCGATGGACAGCTACAGGCCGCCCCAACCATATGTGGGACGCTGAAGCAATGAACGTCCTAGCCGCGCAGATCCTTGGCATCCTGCCAGATATGGCGAGCACCGCACCAGATGTTGAAAGTGAAAATGAAAGCGTTTGACTTTGCTTATCAAATAGCCAAAGTGAAAGTCCGTTTTGCCGCGGGCAGCCTCGCTCCACTTTTAGTGGGCGGGGCTGCTTAGTTTTTAAGGGCAGCACCAGATGTTGACGAGCCTGCCGTCACAGAGTAGATTCACCGCTCAACAACCTCGAAAGGGGCTGCTGGCAAGGACAACGAAAAAACGCCCGGCTCTGCGTGTGCAGATGTCCGGGTTTTCTTGTGAAAGCGCCCCTATGTAGATGGCTCCCGATACAAGACTCCTGCTCCAAGTGTTCCTGACGCGGGACGTGGCTGAGTTGCGCGCTATCGTCGCCAGCAAGTTTGACCTGGTACTGGCTGGCAAGAGTTCGCTGGTTTCCAGCTCCATCGACGGCGCCGCGTTTCAGTTCAACGTGGGAGGCACACTCAGCCCGATGGACGTTATCATGCTTGCGCAGCAGGCGCTGAACTACAAAGCCGCGGGCATCTCCGCGCCGGTGCGGAGGACTCAGGCCTATTTCATATGAGCTTTTTGGACCGCATTAAGAATTTGATGGGCGTGGGGGCGCCTAAGGTGGGCGCCAACAATCCCGGCGCGTACCGCAGGCAGCGTCTGGTAGAAGGCGGCGTTTGGGGCGAGCCTTGGTGGCGCAACCACACCCAGAGCATCAGCAAGGAATTGACCGTTGGCGAATGGCGCACCGTCAATTCTGCCGCTCGGAAGCTCTATTGGAACAACGGCATGGTCAATGCCGCGATCGACCAAAAAAGCATGCTTTCCGTGGGGATGGCAATGCGTCCGATCTTTGTGGGCGCCGACAAGGACTGGGGAAAGCAAGCCGAGGCAATGCTTCTGGATTGGTTCCAGATTGCGTACCTTGACGGGAAAAGCTGGTGGGAAGGGCTCCGGCTGGAGTCAACCGCCATTGACCGTGAAGGCGACCTGCTCACCATTCTCACAACTGCATCGACGGGCTACCCGCAACTGCAACAGGTGCCCTGGCATCAAATTGGCAGCCGCGGCGACGACGGCATTTTGACCGAAGGGCGTTACCGTGGCCTGCGGATTTACAACGGGGTGATTTTGTCCCGCACCAACCGCGCCGTAGCGTATCGAGTGCTCGGGGAGGACCAGAGCGGCGCCGATGACCGCGACATTCCCGCCCAGGCGTGCATGCTGACGATGGACCCCCGCGAGGTGGATCAAGTGCGCGGGATCTCCGCGTTCGCTCCCGCGATCCGCGATTTGATTTCCCTCAAGGATCTGGGCGACGACATCCAGAGCGCCTCTCGCATGGCGGCAAAGATCGGTCTGCTAGTGACCAACCAGCAGGGAATGGCCGACGCTGGCGACGCTTACAACGCGCTCACCGAAACGAACATGCCGCAGTGCGGGCCGGGGTTGCGATATACTCCGATGCAGGGCGGGCGCATCGAGTATCTGACGGCCAACGCTGGGGAAAGCATCGACCAGATCGACGCCAAAATCCCCACAGAGGCGCAGGACCGGCTGCAAGAGCGGCTGATCCGCAACGCATTGCTGGCAGCTCAGTGGCCGCCAGAGTTCGGTTGGGATATGTCCCGCTTGGGGGGGGCGTCCGCCCGCATCGTGCTCGAGCAAGTGAATCGCATCACGTCCGAGCGGCACGCTTACCTCGCGGCGTTCTGCAAGCGCCGGTGCGCCTACGCGATTGCCAAGTTCGTCGAAATGGGAATGTTGCCGCCCTACACCGGCGCCGACGCCTCCCGTGGTGGCGCGTACCAGTTTCGTTTTACAGAGCCAGCTCGCCTGACCGCTGACAGCGGCTACGCATCACGCGACGCTATCGAAGCCTACCGCGCCGGGATGCGCAGCATGACCGACATTCTGGCGTCGGGCTCCAAGACGCTGGAGGAGCACCTCGACGAGGTCGAACGCGAGGAGATCGAAATCAACAAGCGAGTCCAACGCTCGGGGCTTTCTCGCGACGTGTTTGGACTTTTGACCCCCAACGGCAACCCGCCAACAACTTCCCCCACCGAATGAAATTTCAGCGCGTAATTGAGCAAGTTTTCTACCGCCCGTGGCTCATTACCCCCGGCGGTTACGCAGCGGTCCGCCAGTTGGTGGAGGGCCGATTGGTCCGCGCCAACGGCGACGACTACGAGAAGATGGCTGGGATGATGAATAAGCGGGAAGAGATGGAGATCGACGGGCAAGGTATTGCGCACATTTGCATCGACGGCACTCTTGCCAAGGGAATTTCCGCGCTGGAAGCATGCTGCGGCGCGTGGGATTACGAATGGATCTCGGAGGACATTGAAGAGGCCGTAGAGGCCAACGTGCGCGGGATCATGCTGGAGATCAACTCCCCCGGTGGCAACTGCACCGGGTGCTCTGAGGTGGTGGATTTGATCCAGGCGCTCAAGGTTCCAATCGTCGCCTACTCAAACGACACCGCTTGCAGCGCCGCGTACAACATCGCCGTCAGTTGCGACAGGATCATTGGATCCGTGGGATCCACTTGGGGCAGCATTGGCACAATTATCCCTTGGCTCGACCAGTCCGCAGCTTACGAAGCGCAGGGCCTAAGCTGGGAACCCATCACCAGCGGGCCGCTCAAAGGCGCTGGCATGGGGCCATCACTAAGTCCCGCCCAGCGTGCAAGTTTGCAGCAGCTCGTTGACGATTCTTTCGACCAGTTCAAAGGCAACGTGCTGCGCAACCGCCGTGTGGCTGACGAATACATGACCGGCGCAGCTTACCTCGCGCCGCGTGCGAAGCTGGGCAACCTGATTGACGACATCGGAACGGAAGAGCTTGCATACCAAACGCTCCTTGGTATGGTGGGAATGTAGTGGTTTAGGTTCATTGTCTCTTGCCCGCGCCGGGTTTGGTTTCCCGGCGCGGGCTTTTTGTTGTGGAAACTCAGTTAGGTAGATGGATCATCTACCCAACACCCTGACCGACGCGCTGGCCGCGCTATCTGCCGCGCAGGCAGACGTGGCCGCGCTTAACGCACTCAGCGCCGAGCACACCGCACTGGTGGCGACTTTCGACGCGCTCAAAGCAAAGACCGCAGAACTGTCCGCAGCGCTCGATGTTGCACAGCTTGAAAAACTCGAGCTGGCAAAGGCACTTGATGCAGTGAAGGCCGCCGAGGCCGACGCTTCTGCAAAGGCAAACGCCATCGTGGCAAACTTGGGCGTGGCTCCCGTTGCCATCGTTCCTGAAGAACTTTCCGCGCCGAAAACCAGAGAACAACTCTGGGCGCACTACGCAACTCTGGGATTCGTTGAGCGAAATGAGTTTTTCGCCACAAACCAGAAAGCAATGCAGATCTAACCCTCACACACCTAAAATCATATGGCCCTTAATGGCGTTTTCCTCGCACAGATTGCACAGCAATCTCTCCCGTTCCTGACCAATGCTTTCGCTCCACTGCGTGGCATTACGACCGACTTCAGCACCGACGTTGCTTCCGCTGGTAGTTCGGTGACGACTCGTTTTGCAACGGTGCCTTCCGTTGTGGACATCACCACCGAAGGCTACGCTCCAGTGGCTGGCGATACTACTGCTCGCACAATCTCGCTGGATCAGCATCGCGGCGTTACGCTTGGCTTTACGGACCTCCAGGTTCTTCAGTCTTCCGTGAATTTCCGCAACTTGTTTCTGGCTCCGATGCTGCAAGCTCTGGGCGCTGACATGTTCGGCCAGCTGTGGAATTTGGTAACCGCTGCGAACTTTGCGCAGACTCCTCTTTCTTCGAGCGCTGCCAACTTTGACCGGCAGGACGTAATTGACCTGGGCGTGACGCTCACGCAGACGCTGAAGGCGCCCAAGATGAGCCGCTCGGTTATTATTAATCCCGCCTACTACGGCGCGATCTCCAAGACGTTCATCTCCGCAGAAATTCCCGGCATCACTCCCTTCAAAGCTGAAGGCACCGTGCCGCGTGTTTCGGGCTTCGACATCTACGAAAGCGACCTTTGCGACGCGAACAGCGAAGCACTCGCTGGTTTTGCTCTGCACTCCAGCGCGCTCATCATGGCTGCTCGCCGTGTTAACCCCGAAGCCGCTTTGCAGGATTCCATTGAAATTGCAGAAGTTGTGGTACCTGACCTCGGGCTTCCCTTGACCTTCCGGGCCTACTACAACCGGGAACTGGGCCAGAGCTGCATCAACGTATCGTGCATCTGGGGCGTCGCTAAGGGCACCAACATGGGCGTCCGTATCGTCACTCCCTAAGTTTGCCCTCCAAAGAGCCGGGGCTCCCTCTAGTGGGGGGCTCCGGCTTTTCTCCGATTATCCCAAAATGAAAATCTCGCTCGTAATTGAAGACACCGGCGCAGGCCCCCAGGTGATTTACACCTCGCACGAACCCGCAGACGCTCGCGAGTTCTTCAAAGCTCACACCAACCCCGGCAAGCTGGTGCTGGTGTGCAACCCGACTCCCGACAATTTCCGCACCATTCGAGGGACGCCGGTTGTCGAATCGGTGAAGCCCGCAAAGCGCGCAAAAGAGGCACTTCTCTAAATGTCTGAGTTCCTTGCCATCACCGCCACCGCAATGGCCGACGCAATCGGCTACATGCAGGCCGATACCGTTGTGTATCAAGGCGTGACGGTGTTTGGCGTTGCCAGCGAAAAGGAAAGCCAGACTCTGACCATCGGGGGCTTTGAATCGCACTTTGCTGGCTCTGCTCGCGTGGAGAAAGCGGGCTTTCCAACTCCAGTTAAGGGCACCAAACTGACGCTCAATGGCAGGGAACTGCGCATTGGAGACATTGGAGAGGATCCGATTTCGTGGACGTTGTTTCTGGAGGATCCGTCGCGATGATCGACTTGCTCACATGCGAGGTGATCCGCAACGAGATCACCCCCGACTTTCCCGGCGTGTACATCGGACTGCCGCATGACGGCGAGAGCATTACCATGCCCTGCGTGTTGCTGGATCTCCGGGGGGATGCGCTTGTGGGAGGCCCGCTGCAACGTGGGGCGCTGACAGTGGCCGCAATGAGCCAGGCTGATGATTCGACGGTGCAGCAACATATTGACCTAGTGCAGCAAGTGACCGACGCAATCAAGGCATGCACTGGCGCAGGTAGTGCGGTGCAGATTTACGGCGTCGTGGCTACTTCCTCCGAAGCCCAAAACACGGAACGCCACTGGATTACCAATTTACAGTTCACCTTGGGCTATGGCCCGCAACCCTAAAAACCCATGCCTACATTTGGTGTAGATTCCACATTTGGCCTGACAGTTCCAACTGGCAGCTTTGCTCAGAGTTCCGAGCAAACGCAAGAAGTTGAAACGGCTACCATCAAAAATGCAATTGGCCGCGTAGCAGTTGCGCAAGCAAAGCCTCGAAGCAAGACGACCGTGACACTTCGCACCAAAGGCGTTGCATCACTGTCCACGATCACCGTTGGAGATTTCACAGCTCTCACAGTGACCTCCTCAAAGTACAACGAAACCAACGACGATTTCCCGACATCGGAAATCACGGGAACCTTCTTTGAATAATATGGCTACCTTTGGCATTACCAAAATTGCGGGAACCCTTGTCGAGTCCGTTGACGTTACATTAACCGGCGAAACCAAGGAACTTATCAACGCAGACGGAACGCATTCTGCGGCGCGCATTGTGGACACGCAGTTTTCCTTTTCCGTAAAGGGAAAGGGATCCTTGCCAGCCATTACGCTCGGGGGAAGCACCGGCGAGCCGGATGGCGTTACGGGAAAGGTGATCGTCACAAAGATCACCGAAAGCCAAACAAACGAGGATTGGGTTGGCTGGAGTTACGACGGCGTTGGCTACACTGGCGCAAGTTAAGTCGCCTAGGCGCATCTGATTATGTCACATCTAAAAGCAGGAATGCGGATTGACTTCATCCGCGATAACATGCCCCCGCTCAAGTCGCCAAACACGGACTTGATCGGGGCATGGTTGGCAGTTGGAGGGGAATTGCTCGATGAAGAGAATTTTCAAGACACCATCGAGGAAACCAGCGAAGGCGTGCGTAGACAGGTTGTCTGGAGCGTCAAAGGCGATGTGCAGGCGACGTGCGATGGCGAGCAATTGAGCTTTGAGGAGTTTCGTCGGCGCTGGCTGTCCGAAGAGTGGCGCAAGGCTAACCCGGCGCACCTGGTTACAATTCTCAAAGCCCAGCGGGATTACACCGTGTCTCTCAAGGATTGGCTCAAGCAGCAAAAGCCATGCGCACTGATCCGCAAGGGCAAGCGGCATGTAGTGGTGCATCCCGACCTGCCCGAAGCTCAAAAGCAAAAGCTCATTTCCCAATTATGACAAACCTACTCCTTGGCCCCGTCGAGATTGACGGCATCACACTGCGGCCATTTACCCTGCGCAGCCGCCTAAACTGCATGGCTCTGGGGCTGACGCTTTTTACGGACACCGAAGGCGCTCCTCTTTCACCTTTGCAGGTTGAGGAGCAGATTCTAGCCTTGGCTTGGGAGCGCTCGCAGCCCGTTGCTGCCGTGCGCAAGGCCATCGACGCAGGCACCGCGTGGGACGAAATCCACAGCTTTGCCGACTCAATGCCGCTGACCGCACTTCCAAAGCTCATTGCCGAAATCAACCGCGTCGCGTCCGAGATTAAAGATGCAACGGTGCAGGTGGTGCCGAGGACGGAAGTCGAGGACAAGGACGCGCCGGGAAACTGATTGGGCCATCGTGGGAAGTTGGATTTATTTTCACGCTGGCCGAAAAAACAGGATGGACCGAGGACACAATCCTAGACCTACCAATGCAGCGAGCGCTTGGATATTACCACGCGGCGTTGTGGAGTGCTGGGGCGTGGACCGTCAAAGAACAGGCTCCACCAACCGAGCAGCTGGCGCGCCTGTTGGCGTTTGCGGAGGTGGACAATGAAACTGACGCTGAATGAAGCACAGGCTGAGTGGGGCGCTGCCACACTAACGCGCATTGTGGAAGGTGTGGCGACTGGTGGGTTGGCGCTACCCGAACTGATGGCGCTTTCTTTTGTGGATTACATGACCGATGTCCGCAGCGTGACACCCCCAGCCAAAGGGGCGCGTGCTGTGGGATCCATTGACTTTGCCCGCGGCAAGGCTGCCATCGAGGTGGACCTGGGCCGTGCGTTTATCGTGAGCGCAAAGGGTGTTGTTTCAGCCATTCCCGGCAGCAAAACCGCAGGCAAGCTGGCCGGTGCAGTCACCAAGCTCTCGACCAAAACAGGCCGGAAGGTGGCTTCTAGGCTCGCCAAAGTGGTTAACCTCAACCGAGCTAAAAAGGCGGGGCGCTATGTGGCCGCGCAGGTCAAAATCGGCGCCCAGGTTGCTGGCAAAAAGGCCATGCAGGAAATCAAGAGCGCTGCCGATGAAGACCCACAAAGCTGGTACGAAAGACAGCGGCGCAACGGGCGATTTGCTGGGCGCCAACGCATGGAGATCGACCCAGGCAGGCTCTCAAACATCCGGCGGGCGCTACAATCTCGCATCGGCTACCTGCAAAGCGGATGGAACGCAGCGTCCGAGCGGTTTCAAGCAGCAACACCAAGCTGGATCTCTGGCAAAGGCGGGCGTGGCACCATTAACGTGAGTCGCACCGCCCAGAAGCTGAACATCCGCGCAGACAATCAAGTGCAGTACGCTGGCGGCATTGAGGGCATGCAGCGGCGATTAAACTACGCAGCCATGAAAGCTGTGAAACGAATAGAGGCAAAGGCTGCCGCTGCCGCTGAAAAGTCCATGCAACAGATTATCAATCTATGAGCGCAACCGCACAACTCGCATTAGACGTTCGGGGCTTTCTTGCTGGAATGGACCTTGCCAAGCAAGGGCTCAACAGTTTTCGCGCTGAATCCAACAAGGTGGACGAGGGCAGCGGCATGGCGCGGCTACAGGTGGCCGCTGTGGGGCTTGCTGCAACGGTGGCAGCGCTAGGGGTGGCGATGTACAAAGGCGTGACATCAACAGTGCAGCTCGGGGCGCGCTTGGTAGATGTGAGCTACAAGTCCGGGCTGGCGGTGAAAGAAATTATGGCGCTGGAGCGCAGCCTGGACGAGGTGGGAGGCAAGGCCGAGGACGCGGCACCGGCAACAGAGAAGTTCAACCAGGCAATTCAGCAGGCTGCACAGAACTCTGGTCCGCTTGTCGGCATTTTGCAAAATGCTGGGATCTCGATGCAGGGACTGGCGAACATGAGCGTTGCTGATCGGATGATGGCCGTGGGAAACGCGATCCGCAGCATCCAGCATCCAACCGAGCAAGCTGAGGCAGCAGTTGCCGCATTTGGATCTTCTGGCGTGAAAATGCTGGCCGCTTTGGATCCCAAAAATTTGAACAGCTCTGCCGCTGCCATGGGCGCTCAGGCTCAGATAATGCAGGCCAACGCTGGCGTTTTTGCCCGAATCATGCAGCTAATGGGGGCGCAAGGGTCGTCGCTTAACAGCTTGGCAGTGGCAGCTAAGGGCAAGCTGCAAGGACTCTTCACCGGCATTGCTGCGGGCGTGGCTCCGACGGTGCTTAAAATCATGGAGGCCAGCGCAACAGGCGGCACGAGCCTCGCGGCATCCATTCGGCAGTTTTCGCCAGCTCTAGAACCGCTGGCGGCGCTTGTAGAGTCTTTGGTGAAAATGGACCTTGCTGGAGTTGGTGCACAGTTGGGCGCAGGCGCTGCCGCAATTGCCGAGGCCATTATGAACGGGGACGCGATTGAATTCCTAAAGGCGGGACTGGTCGTCGCTGGAATTGAGTTCAAGATGGCTCTGCAACAAGCATCCGACGGGCTTTCTGAGGCGTTCACAAAAGCGAAGGACTATTTGGGCATGCCTAATTTGATTGAGCAGTTGAAAGCTGGAATGACAGCCGCAGGCACTGCTTTGATGGGAATCATTCAAAGGGGCATGGCGACGCTTTTGCAATCGCTGCGAAACTCGTCTGACTTTCTGCAAAGCGCCATCAAGCCGGAAACCGTGTTGGCACTGGCAAACGCAGGCGCCAAAGCCAGCAAGGACGCAGCGACGGCAATCCAACAGGCAGTTCAAAATTTAGGGACCAAGTTTGAAGGCGGAGGCATTTCGCAACAGGACCAGACGGAAGCCGACGACGCGAGAAAGCGCATGGCCGAAATCAGTGCCAAGGCAACGGCAGCCGCAAGTTTGACGGCGACCGAAATGCGCAAACAATTTGCGACTCCAGCCGCAGGTGAACAGTCCATCACAATGAAAGCAGCGGCGGCAACGCAGCCAGGCACTGGCATTTTCTCTAGTTTGGCAAAAATTGGCGGCGACGTAGGCGGTGGCGCTCGCGGCGTTGACGTTTCTCGCGAACAACTTGCCGCTCAACAGCGCACCGCAAACAACACCGCTAAGATGATCGACAAACTCGACAAACTCGCGCCAGCACAGAGCATGCAATCTGTAGCAATCTACTCATGAGCACCTTAGTTCGCACCGAAACGGGCAGGGATGCCCGTGGAAACAAATTCCTTACAAACGTCTACGAGAGCTTTGAGACAATCACGCCCAATTCTGGTGCGTCTAATTGGACGCTTACGCAGTCAGATGGCATCTTCACTCTTACCGAAACCTACACGGAACAGGTGCCCGATCCGGGCGGCGGCGGCGGTGGCGGCACTACATTCCCAGACATCTGGAGTTTAGACCTTTCTACGGTGACTGAACCAATTGAGACACATCCACGTTTTCAGTCTCAAAACATTTCGGATGATTTAATGCGGCGATGGACGCAATGGAAAATCGACAGAATTGGAAACCCATCAACATGGGGAAATGAATACATCACAGCACTTTACATTCGATTTAATCGTGGGACAACCGACTACCTTTCCCCCAGAATTGTGCTTAGGCATCAAAAAGTTTATTCCAGTCCACCAGCTGGCCTTTCTACAGTTGGACTGGCTTATGACACGGTGACCGGCAACCCTTTTGACTTTTCGCCCTCAGTCAATTTCCTGTTTACGGGCGCGACGTGCGTGCAGGAAGGGTCCAACTATCGAGTCACAGCAGAATGGTTGACCTCAAAGCCAGGCGGCTGGGATGCGTTGCTGTACAACATTTCTTAAAAGCTAATGAACCTTCCAGATGTGCAGCGCGGGATGACGATTTTGGCCGAGCATGTGCAGCGGCTAAACGCTGGCATCCGGCAGACTCGAGTGTGCCCCGGCGTGGGGTATACCGTGCGAGAGAGTTCGGGTGGGACTTCTTTGGTGATTAATCCCGACGCTTTTTTGCAGGGAAAATCCTGCCCGTTTCGCGTCACAGATGTTTCTGAAACGGCATCGGGTGGCGCAGTCACGCTAAAGGTCGAAGTGCACCAAGACCCAGTTCTTGGCACAATTTCAGAGACTCATCCGCAAGGACGCTACCCCTACGGCATGAGCAGCGACCCAGAGGCAGCTCCGTTTGTTATTACGCTCCAACAGCAAGAGGGATGGGAGGGGATCTACTTGAATTTGCTGGTGGACCAATACAACAACATTGACCCGTCTCCGACTGCCATCACGGTCAGCGCGGAGCACGAGCCAAAAAATGGCACGTCCATCTACCAGCGGTTTCTGTTGGCGAGCGTGTTCAAAAAGATTGCCGACGGGACGCTCTACATTTCCGAAATCTCAAACACATGCCCGGCTGTTTACCCGAAGACGCCGCCAGCGTGCCCTTTCCTAGTCGAGGACGACAGCACCAGCGAGTTTACACGCATCTCAATCCGTAGCGGGCTGGTGGCAAACGCCTTGCCCGATGGCATGACGCTGGCCGACAATTTCCGGCTGGTGATCTCCATGGACGCAGACTACTGGGTCGTTTACATCGGGATGATCGTTTCCAACGGCGTGATTCAAACAACGCCAGGGAGCATTTCCATTTTCACGTCTGACAGTTACTTGGTCAGCACGCCGACGTACGTCTATTTCAAAATTGCCGAACTGCAAACGGGGTACGACATCGACGGGATCAGACGGGTGACATGGATCTTGAATAGTTGCGCCATTCCGTTTGTGACTAGCGTCGGGGGGAAATGCTGGTTCCAATGCTCAAACGCAAGCGTGGGAACGGACCTCAAAGTTAAGGTGGCACAGGATCAAATCGCTGGCCGCTGGCCCGATGGCATGGGGCTGGGCTTTCCAGACTTCATTCTCGAAATCTCCCAAAGCTGCTACATCTACGCAAAAATCCTTTTCAACACGACGACGCTGGAAATTGAAACAGGAAGCGATTCAATCACAATCTTGCAGTCAAATGACTTGCAGCAAAATACAGCCTCCGAGCAGTACATTTTGCTTGCGACAATAATCACAGCAACTGGACCTGTCCGCATTACAGAGATCAACAACATCTGCTCGCAGCCTGTTCCCAACCCGTGCACGCTGGCATGGAGTTCCTAGCATGAACTGCTACGAATACTCGAAACGCATCACTGGATCCATGAGTATCCAGATGCAGGTGGATTACGAAGGCGAAGGTCTGACAATAACCGGCAACCACACTTTCACTCACGGGCCACTGAAAACGGATTGGACGCGGAAACAACTGGCTTGTGATCGGAATGTTCCTGCGCCCGAATCGTTCTTATTGAGAAGCTTGGATTTGTGCGAGGGCAGAGCAACTTTGGACGGCGCGCTTGTCACCGACCAAATGACTCTTACCATAACGGAAGGGAGCGAAACTCGGACAGAGCTAGTCTCTTTGGTGATTTGGACTTACGTCAACGGTGATCCGGGCTACTGGCAAGGCTCAAGCACCAGCCTCTTGCCAATTGGACTTGCATATCCAGACTGGTCAAATGACCCGTACAGCGTTGCGAGGAGGAAGCAAATTGACCAAATAAGAGCCATTGGTGAGAAGACGGTCTATTTTGACATTTACGAAGGAATCTCTCCTGTACCGCCAGATGCTCCGGGGTTTGCTTGGCCCAAGTCCGGCGACAGCGACACGTTCACGGGCGGGGGATGGACCAAATCCTGCACGGTAACCTACAACTTTTTGGTCACATGATTCCGCGCTGGTTAGTCGACAAACGCAC